AGCCTTCTGATGACCTGATGGCGTACCCCTACTATCATGTGTTCCACGGGGTTGTTACTCAGGCTGACCATGCGTATAGCGGGGGGTTTCAAACGGCTTCCTTGAATTGCGGTTCCATGTTGTACTTCTGGAGCTACCACGCAATGAGCACCAGTGCTTCGCATTTTGGTGCCCGCGCCCCCGGCTCCAAGAATAGAACTACCTTCATTGGGCACAATTTCACCGGTTGGCACCCCTACGAAATCATCTACAAGTTGTACCGAGATGTGGGGGGTGCAGCACAAGGGGTTGGTTGGGCATTAAGCCAGAAGACCAATCAAGCAGCAAAGATTGGCAATAATGAACACGCAGAGGCACTCTTTTCGTTGAATCTCAAGTATTGGCAGCAACGGTTCAATACGACGATGATGAAGTTGCGTATGCATGGTGCGACGGGACATCTCTTCAATGCTTCGCAGGCTGCTTTCCTCGGGCGGCTTTCCACCTCTGCGGTCAATGCCCTGTTCAAGAAACGTTATCCTAAAGGGGATCAGAAAGACGATGCCTATCGGATATTCAGCACGGCTATGACTCTGGGCCTTGTAAAACCCAAAAAGAAGAAAGCGATTGAGAAGGCCGGTATCGACATTGCAGGATTCGGCGCACAATCTCATGAAGGGGCGAATGAAATCAACCTCTTTGAGATGATTGCGTTCGTGAAAGACATCGGGCAGATGGGTGAGGTGAATTTGTTCGAGTCCACCTATGAAACCAAGATGGACATCGCCCAGAAGGTTTGTGAGATCACCGGGTTCGAATTCTACCAGGATGTGGATGGAGATCTGGTTTTCAAGCCTCCTTTTTACAACCTCGATACGAGCACCTCACGGATCTACCGCATCGAAGACATTGATATCGTTAGTCTCAACTTCTCGGAGAAGGAACCTGAAGTTACGTACATGACCGTCAAGGGGCCGCACTTCAAGAATATGTTAGGCACCGGGATGGAAAATGAGTGGGGGGTGCAGGGTCAGTACATCGATTTCAGGCTCGTGGCTCAGTTTGGGTGGCGTGGGCAGAGTTTTGAAACCTCGTATTTCAATAGTGCGAGGGCAATGTTTTACGCCGCCGTCAACCGGTTGGACGTGCTCAATGCGGGAACAAACTATGCTTCCCTGACGATCCCTCTGCGACCTGAGCTACGGCCAGGGTACCCGGTTTACATTCCCTATCTGGACGCTTTTTACTATTGCAACTCTTTCAGTCACAGTTTCCAGTATGGGGGCCAGTGTACGACGAGCCTGCAGTTGTTGGCGAAAAGAGCCAAGTTCTATGCTCCCGGGAAAATGCAGGGCAATGGAATTGACGATATTCATTTGGATAAGGCGTACATGGCACCACGCCCATTAGGGATCATAGACACTAAGGGGGGGGTCAAAAAGAAGTTGCTCAAGGGTTTCCCCAATGTCGTAATGGCACTTGACCCGAATGAAATCAACCCGCTTTACTCGTTGGCCCCTGATGGTGGAGTTGCCGATCTCTCGAAGCCCGAGGTATTGAAGAATCTTCTCGAATTGGCAGCGAATGAAGGCAACATCATCACTCGGGTCTATGACGAATACAATGAGCATACCGGGGCTTACACATACAAGAAAGACAGATCAGACGATGTGGTCACAATTCTCGTGGGGCAAGATCCCCCCGATGCCTCCTCCCAGACCATCAACCTCTCGAAGGTCGCAGATGCCTTCAGTCAGTTGTCTGCGAAGACCACAGAGGCTATCACGACAGCGACAGGAAAACTCAACAGCCTTTTGGCCGAGTTGAACAAACTGGAGGCAGATTACGAGAACTATCTGAACAGCGACGACACAGCAGTTCAGGCCAAGGCGAAAGAGGTGGCCGCAAAGATTGCGAAGAAGAAAACCGAGGTTGCGAATGCCGAAGCTAACAAAGCGTCATTGGCAGAAAAGGCCGGGGTTGACCAGGATGCAATCGAGTATATCGAGATTCTGAAAGCGATTACTGGGCTTGTTGGGATCGAACTGAAAGGGCAGAATCCTGACTTCGATGATTTCGAGAATTCCCGCACCCTGTTGGATTTGTTGAGGGATAAGAAATGTGTTTTCTCGGACAAGAGTGCCCCGGGGACATATCGCTATTATTCATGCGCGCACCCGACACCGAATCAACAAGGAGATGAGGATCTTCAGGGAGGGCCTCAAGTCGGACTTGGATTCTTGCCCGACATCACGAGCATCGAAGACCCGAAACCTGAAGCTCTCTACAAATATGGGGTCAGCGTAAAGAAAGGGCTGGCGGTCGAGACGGGCGGCACGAGAACGATTTTACCAACGTCTGAGATCCAGAACATCGCATTTGGGTACTTCGATGTGAAAGCGGAAGGCAAAAAGAGTACCCGCACAAAGAAGAAAACGAGACTTCCTCCTATTATGGTTGCTATCAGGGATGTGGCAATCAGAGAGTTCAAGCTGATTGTTGTCAAGAAAGCCTCAGAAAGTGATGTATTGAATGACATTCTTGAGATTGCATGGAATATCATGCCGGAATCAATTACGGAGAATCAGACTGATGTGACCCCAGGCCCATATCCGGATCTCACGGATGAGAATTTCCTCGGGACAATTGAAGAGATCCTTGCGAGACCTGCAATCAGGGAACAGGGGATCAAGAACAAGATGATTTTGACTAACTCGATTTCAGAAGCGATGGGGAGGAAATTCGCACAAAGGCTCATGAAGTCCTACGAAGAACGTAAAGCATTTGCCGAGGCTGAGGGCGATAAAGTATTTGAGAGCACAAAAGACCCCAACAAAAAGTGGAAGAAAGTCAAAACTCTCATGTACGATGCCAACACAGCCATGGAAGCGTTCACCGGTTTGAGTATGACCAAGGGGGGGCTGGACTCAAAGGAGGCAGCGACAGTAAAGACAATCGAAAGCCCCATCTTCCCGGTCTCGGATGCCCAAGGCTATCAAGTAATCGGTTCATATCGTTACGGTCGAGGAGTCGGGGTCTCCAAGGACAATGTGCTCAATCAGTTGATGAATGCAGATCCCATGGCTGCAATCGACCAAACTGTCCTCGAACAGTACCTCGATAACTTGCACAAGAGCGGCAAGGAACAAGGCTCACAAGACTACAAGGACTACCAGATTGCGAAAGCCGCATTGGTGTCTTCTTTGGAAGAGACATACTCGGAGCAAGAGCTTCTTGACATCGGGATTCTCAGGGTAGATGGGGATGAGCTTCGGTACCGCCCTGAGAACTTCTTTGCGGATCAGAGGGATGCTGTACAAAAACTCTCGGCTGGGAATGCTGCATACTCTCTGGCCGATCTCAATTTCCATCAGAGTCGTCTGGATGTCTCCGACCTGCGCCCCATGGAAGCCGGGGTTTTGATGGAGGCCATGTCTACCGACTTCGCTACGATTCTGGAATCGCAGGACATCGGGGTTATCGAGACGTTCACAGAGATCGACGGAGTCGAAGAGTTGAGTGAAATAGATCGGGCACAAGCTTTGGCCATCGCCAGGAAGCGGGCAGATTGGGAGGATTTCCAGAGGAATATCCGGGGACGCCCCACTGAGAACCCTCGCCAGAGCACTCTGGAGGCCATAAACGAGTCCATCAAAACGATGAAAACCGGAAGTTTGGTGACCTCTGCGCAAGCAGAATCCATCGCTCAGTCTGCCAGCACTTTAGGAGAGGAGTAACAATATGCTGACACCTCCCCCTACAAAATCCATTGAGAGAGCAAAGCTCGAACGAGATATTGGAGTCAAAACAAAGCTCCGCAAAGGTTCCCCCAGTGCGGGTCAGTCGGCATTTGCGTTGGGTGTCTGTGTAGTGACTCAGGTGATCTACGAAGATTACTATGTGAAACTGCGAACCGTCATCGGGGAAGACGAAGAGTATGAGCGAATCCCCGTCCCCCTCTCATTCCCCGGTGCCGGGGCAAGACACTTCCTTGGTTCAATGCCCGAGGTCGGAGACCATTGTGTAGTTGGGTTCCTCCCCCAAGAGAGTTCTGGGACAGGGAGCGGCGTAGGGGCGAAGATTCCGGTTGTGCTCGCCTGGATTCCACAGGGAGTTTGGCACGGCTTTGATTGGATGATCACACAGCCGTATTCCGTGGATGAATACGATTTCACCTCTCGGCAGAATGCCATGGTCGATGGCATCTTCCAGAGAGTTCGACATAAAATGGCGCACATGCAGCCGGGCGACGTGCTCGCCAGTTCTTCCAAAGGTGCTGATCTAATTCTCGACGAATCGGTCACGCTGATGAATCGGCGTTGCAATGAACTACGACTCCGTGACCAAGATCAAGCATTCATTCTGCGCTCCCTTCAGCAATTTCATGCCATGTCGGGGACTCGTATCTATGGGGGTATGGTTCAGCGTGACGGCACCCTCCTGCAAACCCAGATGATTAGTGACGGGTTGTATTGGGAGTCCGGTGATCAAAGAGCCGAAGGCGACGATGGCATACAGCCCGTCTATGGTGCAGGGATCGAGGAAGCTCCTTCAGGCACCCCTTTTCTCCAAGAGTGGACAACGCATCCTGAAGGGCGATTGGCACCGGCCAGAACTTTGCGGAAACGAATTGACATCGACGGCAGTGAACTTGACCCTGAGTTCCCTCTCCCACCTGCCATTGATCCTTTCTCCATTCTGAAGGATGGCCTTTTCATTGATGAGAATGGGAATGCGGTTGAACCTCCTTTAGGTGTTCCGGGTACCACCTCGGATGCCGTGTATGGTGGCAAGCCTATGTATCGGGTGTCGGCATTGACAACCCCGGCTGATATCCCCGAGAATACCGCTGCGAACGAATCCGCAGAGACTTTGACAGAATACCGTATGGAGATATGCCATACAGCAGACGGAACTCTCCCGGTGACCGAGCAGACGGATGGCCTGGACGCTGATCGTATTCCTGCGGGCGGGATCAATACCCCTTTCGTCGAGATGGTGTTTGGCGGAAGCATTGTTGGTAACGATCCCCATACAGAACAGGGCAGATCACAATATGGGTTGCCTCTTCAGCTTTCTGTGTTTGAGGGCACAACCCCGGTAGGGGATTTGGTTTCGGCTTTGGGTAAGCCGGTGGGTGACCATGGGGCAACCTTGTTCAAACTCAACCCCATAGATGGCTCACACCCTACTGCCTGGTCTGTGAACAAGAAGGGGCAACTCAAAGCTTTTGTCGGTGGTCCCGAGCAGGAGAATTCGATAGAAGCAGCCCTGCAAGGTGGTTTGAAGTTCCGTTGCAAAACCCTCGATTTGGATTTCGATGCTCTGGTTTTGCGCTCACAAACTGCTGATCCCAGTACGGGAAACATCGGTTTGGGGCTTCAGAGTGAATCCGGGGCAGTACATATCTACGGTGGTGGTCAGATTAGCACGGGGGATGCGGCACAAGATTCAGCCGGGATTGAAGGGTCTGACGATTCCCGTCCTAGCGTTTTGATTGAGGGTGCCAGTGCTGCCGTCATGCAGAGTAGCAAGTACACTCGGATCGCATCCACAGCCCAGACCCTTGTAGATGGTGCCACCACAGCGGTATCGGGATCAACTGAAGTGCAGGTCACAGCCGGTGATCGGTTGACCCTCTCGGCCAAAGAGGTTGTCAAGAACTCGAATGGGAAAGAGGTCAACAACTACAGCGGGCCAAAAGACTTTCTGCCCACGAATGGCCCCTACCGAGAAACGGTCTTCTCTGGAATGATCCCGGGTGGCACCGTAGACAAATCCACATACAAGATCGGGGATCGGGAAGAAGAGTTCAAACTTGGGAACCACACCACCTCTATGACGATTGGGGATAAGACGAATCAGACCACTTCTGGCAAGATCCTCAACAAGGCGGCATTGAACACTTCGGAACTGGATGCTTCTTCGGGACTCTCAACCTCCGTCAAGGTTGGTACAGTGTCAATAGAGGCGAAGGCCGGTTCCTCTACATTGGTGGGGCAGGTTTCTGTTACAGCAAAAAGCACTGGAAAAGCCTCATTAAGTGGAAGTGCAGGTGCTTTCCTTGGAGGCCCGGGGAAGATTGGAAACATTGTGAGTAGTGCGGACATTGATCCATTGACAGGGTTGCCGTTGGGTTCCCCCCTCTTAGGTGCGATGGGAAGCCCCGGCCACAAAATAGGGTTGCCGGTTTAGAGATGCCATTATCAGCAGCAAATATAACGGCTGGCATAATGTCAGCGGGAGCAGGGCAATCCATAAGTGGCCCCTCCTTCCCTAAGCTGGCAACTGCGATTGGGAATGGGGTCTATGCGTGGGCGATTGTGCCTGCTAACCTGGTAATCTCCGGAGTAACGACAGGGACAGCAGGGACCGGTCAGACGAATGGAAATCTAACTGTGGTGCCCCCCAATGTGGCTACCGTTGTGACAGCCCTGGCGGGGGCAAATATCAAGGGGGTGGTTGCTCCTCGATTGGCTACTGCGGTGGCGACCGGGATTTCAACGGCGTTCATCGGGGCTACCTACAAAGGAGTCTCGGTGGGAGTCGGGGTCGGGGCTGACCTTGGGGCGATTTCGTTCACGAATGGCCCAACTTTGGCCGCAGCAATTTACGCAGCGATGACAGACAAAGGGCCAGCAGCGGCTTCTGTTGCACAGGGATTGGGCATTGGAATTGCCACTCAACTTTTGGGGGCGACAGCAGTAGGCACCGTGACCGGGCCTCCTAGCCCCACAGCAGCTTCGGGAACAAGTACAAGCGGGTTGGTATAACAAATGGGATTCAGCTTTTCAGGACACGTAATCAACGGAGCGAGGGCGGCTTCCTCAAATGCCTCTTCAACTGCCCTTCCGGTGAGTGGGGTTGTAAGAGACATCAAGCCCTTGACCGGGAGCCTCCCCGTTGTCGAGGGGAATAACCCGGCTTTAGTTGACCTTCACGGGGATCAGTATCGAGCAGCCATTCTGAACTCTCCTGTCAGCGGAACTTCTGAATACTTGATCTGGGCGGCGAACTCCAGCCACCTCTCGATTGTTGCGCCCACGGTCTTTGATCCCTCTGACCCATGGGTCATTGTCGGAGGAAGCAACTCAATCCCTATCGGGACAACACAGACCATAGACACGTTGGCAACCTCGGGTTATCAGCAAGATGGCACGAACCGAGTTGTGGTTCGAGATGCCAATGGTCGGAGCATCTCGAATATCTATTCGGTGAAAATTCATCGTGGGGATACGGATACAGATCATACACTTGTGGCTGCGGATTTCTACGCTGTAGACCCTGACGCCAACCTGGTAACAATCAAAAGTTCAGTCCTAACGGCCACCTTCGGGGGTGCCCTTTCGGTTGGGCGTGGGGATTATGTAGTTGAAGCGAGTTACTTCATATCGCCACCCCGGTTCTGGTGGACTCGCAATGATCCTTACGAAACTCGTTTCGGATGGGATAGCAGCACCCAAAGTTGGAAACCATACAAAGGTGGCGCAGTAGATACCTTGGGAGCTTTGTCTACCAGTGAGTACACCCTGACACCGAGACCCTCAGGGGTCACCGTGGGAGACTATCTCCCGGGGAGTGATGCCGGGGACGCCTACTGCATGATCCGAGTAGGGATGACCCCCAATAGCTCCAGTGTTCCAGTAGCCTACAAAGCTGTTGTACCGGCGGGACAGTTCTCAGGAATCCTCGTGGTTACTGATGAAGAAGCCACTACGGATTACGATTTCACTGGAAGCGATATCGCCGGAATCGTGGCAGTTTCGGAAGGAACACTCATCTTTAACCCGAGTTTTGTCAATACCTACGCCGGGATGAACGTCTGGTACTCGACCAGAAGCTTCAAGAAAGAGAATTCAGGTATCGTTGGGTACTTGTTGGGTGCCGATACGACTCCTTTGTTCATTGCCCCAATTCCCGAACCAGGACAGTATCCTTTCCTTCGAGTAGGTTCACGGCGTCCTTTGTCTGCAACAGTTGTGGATACTGAGGCAGATCTGGCGGCACTCACTTTGCTGGAAAATGAGGTGGGGGTCGCCCTTTCTACCGGGATGCTGCTGTTCAACAGCGATTTCGTGAAGAAAGCAGATCCGGTCGAGTCTGGATTCGATATCGAGTATTTGGGAGCAAGAATCCAGTATGACGGTGTTTCTTTCACCCAACAGTCTCAACCTCCAAGGGCACCCGTAGCTTTGACCAACGTAACGGCTGTCCCCACTCTGGTCTCATCCTTGACGCCGCTATATGTGCCCGATGCTGACGTGAGAGGCTTGGATGGCCTGGGCACTTCAGGCATTCTGCATGAGCCTGATGACACGGGGGCGACCCCTAATGCCACCAATGTCCCTAGCGCGAGACCTGGTGGAGACAGTTTGACAGAGGCAACCACGGGCTTGGTGCGGCGAGTAGAACCCAGCAGGCCCAGCGGAGAGACTCTAGGAGATGTATTTGCGTTTGGTGCAGCCCGAGCTTTGGATAGCCTGACAGTGAATGAAAGAGCTTCAGATCTCCCGAATATGTCCTTTAAGGTTAAAGGAGGCACCATTCATGTTGCGGAGGTTCCCTCTTCAACAACGCCGAATGTCTCCCTCACGGCTTTGAGTTCGACAGATAGGGCGAGATTTGATGACGAGTACATGTACTTTGCTCAGTCAATTCTGACCCCTGCCACGTACACAGATATCCCTCGTGTGGTGAGTCGGATCAGGGATACTTTCACATTGGTCGGGACAGAGCATCTCTATTTTGAGATCAACGGAACCTTCTACGATTGGGATGCCAGTGTTGATTTCCCGGCCGGGGGCACCGTTACCACGACTCAGGTGGCAACGAGTCTGGCCACTCTGATTGCCGGAGACCCGAATGCAGCGGCGGCTGATCTAAATGGATTCCTGACCCTGGCGAGCACCTCCGTCGGTGGAACGATTGAGATTGCCTTTGGTCAGAATGGTGAGCGGGACATTTCCGGTTGTACGGCTCTGGGGATTCTTCCCGGCTGGAAAGCTATTGGGGGAGAGGATTGGTGGCTCGTGGATTCAGGGTTGAGCTTCGGTCTATTCAGAACTCCCCTCAATTTGGATCGAACCGAGACAGAAGCAGATTACTATGCCCGGTACAGTGTTTCGGACATCACCATCTCCGAGTCCGTTTCACAGATCCCGGTGGTGACATTCAACCAACCGCCTCTGCAAGACGTGGCGGGGTATGACGAGGGGGTCTTCTTTCAGATCACCACGACCATTCAAAAGGGAGTCTCTGAGACCATCTACCAGAAGCCTCTGAGAAACTTGGAGGATGTTCTCTACCGCTTTGAGGAGAACCACTTCAAGTGGTTGGAGAGCAACTCGGGAGTAGACCCCATCTATCGCCCGACTCAAACTCTTCCGCTGGGAGAGAACAATGTCGTTCTGGACACTCTGTATGGTGTCGCCCCCAATGCAACCGGGGGCGTCTTCCTGGCTGAGGACGGCGGCAGTTACACTTTTGGTGTCCCCAATGTGGACTATCTCCTTGATGCGGGCACAGGAAATATCACTCTCGTAGAATCTGTTGGGACTCTGGTGGGGCGTGGTTATGGGGGATCGTGGTCTGCCTCAGGGACAACCCTGACCAATGTGTTCCCTACTGGAGCCGACGACTTTATTGCCCTTGAGGTGGCTGCAGGCTATCGGATTAAGGTTCTGTCCGGGGATTCTGCGGGGTCTTATGAGATCCAATCTGTCACAGATGGGGATCATATCGTGGTTTCCCCTTCGTTCCCTGCGGATTCCGGGATCGCTCCGATTGCGTGGGAAGTTTACGAGGGCATCCCGACGGGGACATACAACCCGGCTATTGTTGCCGATGTCATCAGTGAGAACTTCAACCATTTGCCCGAGGAACCATTCAAGATTCGAGTTTTGTCGCCGTTGGGGACGGTTCCCGAAGATGCGGCAGCGCAGTCGGCCTCCAGATTGACTGCGGATATGGCGGGTGCTTTGGAGAGCGGAAGAGAGATCAATTTCCGATATGGTTTGAGCCATGGGGCAACAGCAGCGGCTTCAGCAACCTTGATTGCCACGAATACCGCTACTCTAGTAGAGCTACCGGTTCAAGAACTTGGGACATTGGCGAACGGCTCTTTGTTTGTGCCCGGGGCTGCAGCAAGCCATGCCCAGCATACACGTTTCGACGATGAAGCCTTTACTGTTCGAGTTGGAACCACTTTGTATTCACATGGAAGTGGGCTGGTTCCAGTTTCCTCTTTCAGCAGCAATCCAACCGCTGTTGAGTACCTGACAACTACCGGGGAGTTGAAGTTCAATTCGAGTCTCTTGACCAACTATGAGTCCTCGGTGGTGCGTTGGGAAGCCTCGTTTTTGACCCCGAGCCTTTTGGCTTCTCGCACGGTGGAGTACGATAAATGGGGCAATCTCAATATCTGCGCTACCGACATGACAGCCTTTGGGGGAACAACGACAGCATATTTCGTTGAGCGGATGATCACTGAGAGTGGGTTGGATGTGGTGGTGAACCCCATCAATGGGGGCATCTCTTTCACGAAACCGTTGGGCGAATACAAGATAGTCGAGGCTGAATACTATCAAGCTGGCCCCGATGGGAACAAGAAACTGGACGACGATGGGAACGAGATCTTCCGATTGGACTTCCTGCCCTTGTATGTGAGAGGCGAAGTTTGCACAAGGGTAAATGACCGAAGATACTCCTTTAACCCTGCGGACTCTGCGGGATTCACCAGAACATTGTTTACGGCTCTGGAGCCGACAACGTACCGTGACACGATTCTGGCAAACTTCGGGGTTTCGGATACGACTTACGACATGGCCAACGACTTCATGGAGTTCAGGGATGCGGTGGCGACGACCGTCGTGGTCAAGACCAGCTACGCCGTATTGGAGTCCTTTGGTGGGGAGCAAGCATACACGACGCCGGTAATTCCAATCTACCGCCCCCCCTTCTTCATCGAGTCGGGTGCCGATGATTTCGCTTTGATTGGGGATCGCACTGGGGATGTGTTGCCCGGAATGCTTCTGCGGTTGGGACCGGCCCCCTTCTACATTAAAACATGCGTGTACGATGGGAACACGGATACAACGACCGTAGGTTTTTATCCTGCCACAACCGCAGAAGCGGGATCACGGGCACCCGGGAAAGATGTGTTGACGGTGCTGACTGATCGCCCGATCACAAGCACGGTAGATGCTGAACATCCCGTGACGGTCACTGGCGCAGACGATGGGTTCATGCTCACGGTTACACAGGATTGGGAACCTGCAGATCGAGGGCAGTCCAACATCGTTATTGAAGGCAACCTTCTTCAATGGGCAGTACCAGGGCACATTATTGAGGTAGGGGGCTGTCCCCACGTCATTGCTGCTGCCGACATGAACGAGGAAGTTACCAAGACGATCATCAATGTTACGACACCCTTCTTGCGTGGGTACCGAGACTATCGGAATACAGTTAGAATCTCTGTGCGACCAGTTTATCCACCGACCCCCAGAGACTTCCTCGGGATAGCCCCGGTGTATCAAGATCGTCCCGTGGAACTTGTCATTTGGGGTGAGCAAGATTCGGCTGGCAATACGCTTCCGGGGCGCACTTTGATACAAGGTGTGGGCTATGACCTCGACTATGCGACCGGGGCAGTCTCCCTGATTGATCCCGTTGAGTTACCCATGTTGTCGGGGCAGACGTTGACGCTGCGGTACACGAAAGAGAAGATTCTGGCTCCGATCAAAGCAGACGGGATGGTCACATTACCTCGGGTCCGTTACCAGTATCGGTTTGCGACTCCACCATCTGAGGAGAATGGGTTCCTCGGAGCTTTCTTGCAAGGCTCATACACGTTCAGCAATCCCGACTCCTTTTACTGTCGGGTCATCCCCTTTGCCTCTTATACCGGGCAGGCGGCTCGTGAGATTTTGGAAGCCAGCAAATCTGAACAAGGAACAACTGGTGGGCCGGTGGTACCGTTCTTTGGTAGTCCCGAGAACTACGATGCCGGGGCAGCCGGGATAGATACAAAGCGAACTGATCTAACTGACAAAGATCGGGCAGCTAGAGGGTTCCTCGACTTCTATTGCCAAACTGTAGGTGCCCTGGAGCAGATCAAAGAAACAATCACCGGCGAAGTTGTCGGTGATCGTGACGGCAAGATTCGATTCTTTGTGGGGAGAGATAAAGAGTATGCGCCTCCCGGCTATGAGGATCAGTTCACGGGCATCTTGAATCCTCGAAGTGTCTTCTCCGAAGTCTTTCAGGAGGAGGCGTCCAATTGGGATGTTCCAGTTCTGTTTGATGACAACATTGTGAACCCGAACTCGGCGCAATTGGTTGATGGTGCCGTATTGGGGCGGTTCATGAGCGGATATTCCTTGGACTCATTGATTGTTCGTCAGCGGGGGGCTATCGAAAACGATGTCGATGATATCGTGATGACCTCGTTGGGGAAAACCTCGGTTACCTGGAACCCGTTCCCATTCATCAGATTCTCGGCCAAGGGTAACTATGAGCCGCTCTATGATCCTAATGAGTTTTCTCGGATCTTCCCTGAGCTTTCTCGTGGGTACCTGACGGCCTCTCCAGGGATCGAATCGGATTTGGAGGGAGGAGACTACGGATCATTCTCTTTCCTGCGCCTAGTCGATTGGGATTGGCAGCGAACTTGGAAGACTCCGATTGGACAGATCGGCAACCCCGTCATTCCTGCGATCACTGATATTCGAGATGTTGTAGTGGCCAAAAGAATGCCACGAGCACGCATCTGGGGGTATTTCCCGAGAGGTATTCCGGCGGATGCACTGGGGACAGGGTACCCGCCCAACCCGATCCTTGTACCTTGTCTTATTGCGACTCCCTTGCATCTCCCCGACTTCCCCGTCAACCCGGAAACAGGTTGGCCGGATGCGGCTCAATTGCAAGCTCAGAATACGACGCCCCCTGGCACGGGTCTCTTGGATTTGACCACGGGTGATCCAGAACTCCATCTACCCCCTCTGTCTCATCCTTTGTTTGGGGCGTTCTCCCCACGGGCGCAGGTTGCTTTTGGGCGTCCCGATGGAACTTTGTTCGCAGTCGGCTCTCCGCAACAGATCCTTGGTGGTTTGTTGGCACAGATGTCGGGAGTCTTTGTACATCAGGTGCTTTACGGATGTGTCATCACCTTCAAGACTTTGACTCCAGTCGGGGGTGCGACCCCGATTACCAATGCGGCCATGCTCCAACAGCTTGAAACCCCGTCCAGCGGTACCATCTTGGAATTGGAGAAGGGAGACACGTTCTACATTATTCCTCCGGGTGGGAGTGCAGAGGAGACAGAAGACCCGCCGACCGAAGAGGATTTCACGAAGTTCATGCAGTCGATGCCTGCCTACAGGGAAGGCTTTGATGTTGGCCTCAAGAAGAAATCCGGGATTCTGATTGACAAGTCTCTCCCCGGTGGAGATGACCCGATTCCATTGTTGGGGTTCAACCTTCAGAATTGGTTTGGGCAGAGTCCCCCTAGTCCCGGCGAAGCACTCCAGGTGGACGTAGAGTTCTCCAACAGTATGACAAAGCCGTTGTTGATCCCGGCCCTGGAGGGGCTTCCTACGGATGACACGGGTGACTATTCGATTCCCTATTTGGGTGGCAACGACACGGAATTGATGGCTTTGGGCGACGCTCAGGTGCTTGCGGGCGAGATTATCACGACGGTTTCATTTGCGTCACCGTTCCCCACGCCCCCACCTCCCGCATGGGATTTCGTCTATCCTGATGAGATTCTGGCTAATGATGGGGCGATCCGTACTTCTCTTGCAGGGGACATTTCACCGGCGGCTCTGTTGACAACTCAGCTTTACGACCCGGTGACGAATCCTCTTGGGAGTGCTGTAGCAGTCGGAGTCGAAGATGCCCGTGCTTACGATCTCCTATTTATGGAGATTGATACGGGGACGCCTGAGATTCCTGAGGGGTCACAGGGCATCCTGTCTATTGGGCGTGTGCAGCGCAATGGCCTCAACACGTACAGTATGATCGAGCCACCCCGTTTCGTCACACAAACTCCGGTGGGCAGTGTCATCAAATACGAGTTGGAAAACTTCGTTGGCTACATGCACGATGAGACTCCATATGTCTGGGTTGTCGGAGACCCACCACCTCCGTTGCCCCCGACAACTTCTGGAGTCTTGATCATAAACGATTCAACACCTGGTGCTGAGGTGTTGACCTTTGATTTCACCACTACCCCGCAACTTGCGTTGGACGACGGGACAGGTGGGCCACCAGGAACCGGAGGGTTGAATACAATTCTGGCCGCAAATCCGAACAATGTCCTGAAGATCAGACTCTTTGTGCGAGAAGCACTGGGCGGGTTCTGGCCGGGAGACTATGCGACGTTTACAGTTTCATTGGGAGAGATTCTGATTGCGGGTCAGGCGGCAGGTGTTCATACAGTGACGGGGGATGCGGCGATACCCGGTCTCACGGTGACGATTTCGGCTAAACAAATCGTGATAACAGGCATCGGGGCTTCCGCAGTTCTCAATCTACCGGGAGGGCACCCTGAACTTCCTAATGACGGAGGAGTCCCTGTTTGTACGACCAACTATGAGTTTGATTACACATTGTCTTTGGACACCGTGTCTGGGGAATCCGCCACGGCTTTTGTGGAGAATGACAGGCTCTCTTTCAAAGAGGTCTTGGATACTCGGTATGCTCGTGATCGAACAGCTATCCATGCCTACGGCAAACAGCATATGGGTTGTAGTCTGCTTGTTGACCAGAATGTTGTGGAAGGGGATGTTACCAGTAATATCAATCGGGACATTAACTTTGGCCCGAACTATCCTTTGACCTTCCTTGAAAGAGATGACACTGCCCTTGATCCCAATACCGGTGTGACACGAGGAGTCGGGGTCTGGAATGCTGCCTCTGCCCCTGGTGCCGGGGATGAGTTGGGAATTGTTCGAGCCATGGGCTTTGAGGGCTTCAATGCTGGTGGCCCTGGTGCTTTGGCAAGTGCTACTGCGACCCAACTTGTCGGTCAGATCGACAACGTAACTGTGACCGGGCCTGGATCGGGCTATTTAGGTGGCTATGTAGATGTAACAATTGGGGATGCTGGTCCTGGCTATGGGTATGTGGGATTGGCCGTTGTAGATGCTGCGGGTTTGGTTACAGGCGTGACCACATTGAACCCAGGACATGGGTATGCAGCCCCCCTTGCTCCGGTTTTCACTCATATGTGTGGCAACATGGCCATCGAGGTGACACAGGCTGCGACCTTCTCTATGGTTCCTTCAATGGCTTACGACCAAACTGAGCTTGTGGCTGGAGATTTGGGGATTATCTGCGATGGTACAGGAGATATCCAGAACGCCACACAGAGTATCATCACAAATGTCGATGTGGCGGCTGGTTTGGGAGGGGGTCTGGGGAAGGTACAACACGGAGATGTTGTTGTCGTTGAGGAGGGGGCGACGGTTGCAGGAACGATAAAAGCCGGGACGTATCTCACACGCCATGCAGTTGAGGCAAACTCCATCACCGGTGTTGGCACTCTCACAAATGATGCTGTGAGAGCCGTGACCCTGGAAGCTGTGGCTGGGGGCGGTGGTTGGGCAGAGATCCAATTCCCCAAGATCGATACCAGAGCCGTCGTCAAGGTCAACATTGTTTCCTCTTCGGTGGCCCCTGATGCAGTGTTCTCTACGGCGACAAACCATGGTCTGAGCATTGGCGGCACAGTTTTGATCGCCAACCATACTGAAAATTCCTTGAACGGAAGTTTCACGGTGGGTGCTGCCAGCTTTACGCCGACCACCTTTACGATTGGGCAGGCAGGCACGGGCGGTACCGGCGGAACTGCGGGACACACTTCTCCTGCAATCGACATGGCAAACCGAAGGGTGCGGGTGGATAACCTTTTCAGTGTTGGTGCGGGACATGCTTTTGAAGCAACAGGGAGAGTGTACTTCATCACGAGTCTCAACGGGGTCAACTCTGAGTCGGTCAGTGCAGAGTATACTTCCGTGAATGGAACGGTGGGTGCCGCAGAATATGGCAGATTCCAGTTGGCAGTGAACACGGGTGCAGGTGAATTTCGGGATAAAGACGGCACCCCGATCACGGTTTTGAACGAACAAACACAGTTCTGGGATCTCCTCTCTGCTGGGATGACGGCTTCAGGGATGTCCTACTTCACTATTGACATGGGCGATGCCGAAACTGGTTTCCCTGCAAATAACGTTGTGGGTTTTGTTGATGATACCGGAGGCACTCAGAGAGCAGTTTACGGTTTTGCGGGGATCACCATCACAACCGGGACAACCCCTCAAGAGTTCATGTACGATACCTATGGGGCAGCGGGAACCTACCTGGACATCAAGGCTGTAGTCGGCACAGCAGAGTCCATTGTCATCGGCACGACAGCAGCAACTGCGAGCACGACATTCGTAACGCCGACAGATACTCCTGTTTTCAGTGACATCCCAACATTGATGGACATCTCCGAGTTCAAGAAAGGCATCAGTGTTGTTGGAGATGCGTGGTTCCAGATCCGGGTGAACAAGGGTGTAACCTGTTTCCTCCCCGGTGATGTCCTTTCGACAGAGGCGACTTTCACAGCGATTGCACCGACTCCTGTCCAACCGAATGTGGGGACAAATGGGTTCTGGGCCAAATCAGGCATTTTCACCGAACCCTCATGGCCTCTCCCGGCACAGAATCTGGCTGCGGACAGCCTCGGGGATCAAAGAGTGGTAGCAGCAACGACTCCCGCAGTAGG